AGGCATGTGTGGTGTACCGGTCATTTCAGACCAGGCTGATGGTTGTATAGTTGGATTTCATGTTGCTGGAGCTGCACTTCCTTTCTCGTTTGCGAGGAGTGGTGTTGCTTCCAGTTTGCTCAGTGGTGAATATGAGATTGCCGAAGCTGATTTGGTTCGAAAGAACTGCATTACTTTGGGAGCCGAATGTTCCAACGTGAGCTCACACTCAATGGGAGTCCAGGTGTTCAACCCCGGCCCAGCTCACTCTCGGGCAACAGTATTTCACGATGATTCACTTCCCAACAACGGAAACGTTGAGGTTTTGGGCAATGTAGATGTCGGTTTTACTCCGAAAAGCGAGATCACAGAGTCGCTACTAAAGGACCCTGTTAATCAAGTATTCGGGACCCAGAGGGAGTATGGTCCACCACCATTCAAACCTCCTTGGAAACAGTACAACAGATGTATTACAGCTATTGCACACGGAACTCATGATGTGAATCCGGTTCATTTGCGAAAGGCTGTTGAGGATTATATATCCCCACTGTTGGTAGCTGCTAAGGTTTGGAAAGAGAAATACCCTGAGCGGTGTAGAGCCCTGACTCTCGACGAAGCAATCAATGGCGTCGAAGGCAGAGATTCTATCCCTCCCTTGCACATGGATACTTCATTTGGTTTACCATTTGGAGGGGCCAAAAGTAAACGCTTTATCAAGCTTCCAAAGGTTGAAGATAAGCCCCAGAAATGGGCAGCACCTCAAGAAGTAATTGATGAGATGGCAAGAATCAACGACTGTCACAGTCGTGGACAACGGTCCAATGTATTCGCCAGTTCTTTCTTCAAGGATGAAGCTACCCCTCTTACCAAAACTAAGTGTAGAATTGTCTATACTCAACAAGTAGCAACGACTCTTGACATACGCACCCACTATATGCCGGTGATTGAATTTCTTTTACATCACCCCCATCTAGCAGAATGTGCCGTCGGAATCAATGCCGCTGGTAAAGATTGGGAAGATCTCATGCAGAATGTCGAGAAGTTTTCAAAAGACGGTCTTGGTTTGGGTTGCGATTATGCAGAATACGACTTGCGTCGTCCTGCTAACGTAACCAATGCCAGTATGACCATATTTAGAAGATTGGCGGAAGCAATGGGATTCCCCCCATCTCACTTGAGAAAAATGGACATGATCACCGCTGATCTAACCAATCCTTTGATTGTTTGGAACGGCACAATGGTTCGTGTGTGGATGTGGGTGTCCGGAAATTCACTCACAGTTCATGTTAATAGCATGGATAATTCTCTTCTATTCAGAAGCTGTTATTTCAGCTCTTCTGAGGAAGATCCCATACCTGGTACATTCAGAGAGAATGTTGCTCTAACGACTTATGGAGATGATGCACTTGCATCTGTTTCTGATGTTGCAAAACGAGCGCTCTCTTTTACCATTTACAGGGATTACCTTCATGAAGTGGGGATGACTATTACCACCCCTGATAAGAAAGATACCGAATTGGGTTTCATGCCCATGGATGAACTTGACTTCCTGAAGAGGAAATCAACATTTATCCCAGAAATTGGATGCCGCGTCGGTTCTATTGATGAAGTATCCATTTTCAGACAGTTGCAGTATTGCACTATCCCTCTCCTTACTTCAAAACAGGGAGAGCGACAACGTGATGCTGTTGATGCTGTCGGAAATGCAGCCAGAGAGTGGTTCTTGCATGGTAGAGAAATCTATGATGCGAGATGCGCCCAGCTGGCAGAGGTCTGTGACATAGCGAATGTTCACTGTAGAGATCTCGAAGTCTCGTTCGACGACCGAGTCGAACAATGGAAAGAGATCAACTTTCCATCCAATAAATAAATGAGCAGTGAGATCTGCTTTCCACGGAGTAGCAAAACTCCTTGTATATACTGATTACCACTATTTCTCGATGTTTACGTATTTTCTTGAGAGTAGGAGGCTTATATATCTGTTTACATTATTGTATAAAATTCGAACCGGTTGACTGCCTCGGGGCTGTTCAACTGTACATATTTAAATCCCGAACTGAACAAAATCAAACGAAGCCGCTAGTCTTCGGAACACTAGCAACACAACATTTCAAACAGCAGAATGTTGAGTTTAACGATGCTGTGCCCTCCGCGATGGACACGCGGGGGATCATTATGGACCCTTTTCGAGGTTCAGACATGATTCAAGATGTCCAATTGTCCGATTGGTTCAAACGCCCATTGAAAATCGCAAGTTATCAATGGGATGTAGGTGAACTTCTTCATGAAACTTTTGATCCTTGGACCCTTTTCTGGGAAGATTCTGCTAATCTAAACCGTATCAAGAACTACAAGCTTTTACAATGCACTTTAAAAGTGAAGTTTGTTGTTAATGGAAATTCTTTTTACTACGGGAGATTGATGGCAGTCTATAACCCAGCCCACCTTGATGATGAATATAAGGTTACTCGCTCTTGGGTAAGAGCTGATTTTATCAACAATTCCCAAAAGCCACATATTTATGTGAACCCGACAGAATCACAAGGTGGAACCCTTGAATGTCCTTTCTTCTTTCCTAAGAATGCACTGGACATCGTGAACAAGGACTGGTCAAAGATGGGTAACATCACACTATCAGCCTTGCAAATGTTGAAACATGCCAACGGTGCTAATGCACCCGTTACTGTTTCTGTGTTTGCTTGGGCTGAAAATGTTTCTTATTCTGTGCCCACACATTACGAACCAGTCACTAACCTCCTTTTCACATCACCCAATCAACGTCTTCGCAATGAATTCCTTGCGGAAGCCGGTGATGAGTATGGTCAAGGTCCAGTTTCAAAGCCCGCTTCAGCAGTTGCCCGTGTAGCAGGAACTTTATCACAAGTTCCCTTCATAGGTAATCTAGCAAGGGCCACTGAAATTGGTGCCAAGGCCGTATCCGGAATCTCTTCGATTTTCGGGTATTCTTCTCCCACCGATCTTCATAGACCAATGATGATACCCACAACAACCAAGAACTTT